ATTTTGACAGAGGAGTCTCAATCAATGTACGTTTCGATGATACAACTCATCCAAAAAAATTAAATTGGATAAAAACAGATACAGCGGAACAGTGGCATAAGATACTTTCAATAAAGACCGGCTTAGGCTCAGTCAACTCCGACAGCACTACTATTACGACTATAATTGTAAAGTCGAATGGCGTTACAACAACCCAAGAAACAAAGGGAACCGGGTACCTGTGGCTTCACAGCACCGCTGGTAAAAGCGCCTCAATCCGAGATATTACTGAAGAATCTGATAAAACGTTTGCGAAGTTCGGTGCCAACAGAAAATTAAAGGATAGATTCAGAAACCTTGATTTTATGTATGATACGTGGACATCATACGAACTTGGTGACCTTCTTAAGGGAAGACTGGACGAAGAAGAATTGAATGTATTAACCACTTACTCCCCTTCTGTTTCAGTTGAATTTGGATCAACCGCAAAAATATGGCAACAATTCAATGACTCGTTAGGTCTCCGGAGTGGATACAAAGTCCTCAACACAGGAATTCAGTTAGCTGCCAACAACATGCCGCAGGGCGAAACTCTCATAGTTCCTCTTAAGCGTTATACCGGACGACAAAACCAAGTACATTTTTTAATCCACTTCGATAACTACACACCTGACCTAGGGCGTAAAGGTTTTCACAGGGAGTTATCTGATTTCGCCAAAAGCGTAAGTCAGAAACTAATGGAAAATCACCTCTCTAAATACTACGGACTAATGAAGGCCAATACCGGCGTATCGCCGGACTTAGTTAGAGGAATGAAAATTAACGACTGGAAAAAAGACATGCTTGGGCATGAAGCAGCGAAACCGCTGGAACTTACGAACAAGCATTTTTTCTTACCAGTTGAGCGAGTATCCATAACATCCAATCCGACTCGCGAGCAAGATGTAATCGCATTGTTTCATCAACTAATCGCAGGCGGTGTCATTCGCGGCTTGCGCATCATGTCAACTAATGAACGCTTCACTTATGACGGATTATTCAAGATAGGCTTCGATCTGAAGAAAGAACTTTACGTTTACGATGAAGAAAAGAATCCACTCGGAGTACCCCTAGAGACAGTAGACGGCCTCTTTGGAATGATTACCGAGCCAATGATTCTTGAGTATAAATTTAGTCTCGACGGACTCATTGAAGACTTTGAAAGCAATGACAAAAACATAAAAGATGTAGACCTATGTATCGCATGGGAAACCGGCGACCTTTACCTGGAAAAGTATGGAATAACGTCATTGCTAATTTCAGACAATGCATCTCAGCGCGAATATCATGGTGTCACACACGTCTTACACGACTTGGAAACTGGCGCAAGACATTGCGACTTGATCATCCTTGAAGAACTTATCAAGCACCTGAACGATCGCGATGCATCAGAAGAATATCAAGTAGGAAAATACGAATAGGTAACCAAACAAAATATACGAGCGGCATTCTATACAATACCGCTCATACCCTACGACCTGGCAAAAGACCACATTAAAACACAGATCCACCGGCGATGATCTACAATCTGATGGGTACGTACTTCAGCTCAACAACACATTTCTGCAAGCTAATAAGCAGCCCAGCACACGCAGACCTGAAAACACTCAGGAGGAGAAAATGGAATTCAATTTTGATGTATTTGCTAAAATAGTGGCACCAATAATAACGGCAGCTGCGGGTTTATTAATTAAAACATACCTCGAAGCCAAACCAAAATTAATCACCTTCCTCATTCACACCTCAACGATAACCCTGCCTATTGAAAACAGAACAAATGTCAATAGCCATAGCATCGTCGTCCGAAACGCAGGAAAAAAAACTGCCCACAACGTCCGGATTGGGCACTACACACTGCCCGCATTCCAAATATTTCCACAACTTACACATGAGACAATAAATGACTCTAACGGCTCAGCCGAATTAGTTATTCCTACGCTAGTCCCCGGAGAACAGATAACCTTATCTTATTTATACTTTCCACCTACAACATTCAATCAAATCAACGCTTACTGCAAGTCTGATGAAATGGCAGCAAAGTACCTTAATGTCATCCCCACAAGCCAACCTAACAAACTCCAAGTCTCGATCGTCTGGCTATTAATGTTCATCGGCACATCAACCCTGCTTTACTGGGCGCTTCACTTCTTATTACTATGGGTAAAAGCAGCAAGCTAACCATCAAACAATTTACGAGCGCCCCCATGATAAAACTACTAAAATTCGCAGTCTACTCCACCGTCGTTATAGGTGCATTTTTTAGTGGCGTATACTCACAACAACTTCTTCAAATTCCTACTGAACCGACAAACCTCGCTGATACGATATCGGCAATCGCCGCTCTTGCTGGCCTTATCATTGCAGCAATCACAATTACTAATTGGAAAAAAACCAAAATACAGGAGGATTCTTACCAGTTAATAAAAAACTACATCTCAGAACTAGTACTAATAGAAACCACCATTACTGAGATATTCATTGAGATTAGATCCATAACTCCGCTTGCAGGCAACGCTGTACCTTCTCAAGCATTCGTGACTGAAACACTCCAAAACATCGATCAACTTCGAAAGAAGTTATCCAAACTATACCGACAGATCTATCAGACAAAAAATGAACTTTCATTCTGGGGAACTGAGCTCACCCAAAGACCCGAATCAACCTACAAAAAACTCATGGACGAACTCTATAACTTTCAAATTGTATCAGATGTCATCAGAAACAATCTTGAAAGCTTCTTCTCCAACAGCTTATGCTCAACAACTCAAATAACAACTGAATACGAAAAACTTGAATGCTATTTCAAAAAAATAAGCATCATATTACTTGAACGCAAAGCAACCAAAATGTCCGACATGTTTATAATTTCCCATTAACACCGCAATTCAGACCCTTTGAGCATTCTGGTGCGATTCTTCATCTGCAATTCTGGACGAAACCAATGACTCTATTACTGTCATTTGCAATTTATAATCCAGAGTTGGTCTAGCTTAGTCGTGAAGCGTTGACTAATCATCTCGCGGCGCATTGCCCAATCTGGACTGCTCGGCATGGCGGCAGATCGAAGCGTTCCCCTACCCCATCTCACGTTGATCTTATCCATCACTGCCATCAGTTTCGTCGCCTCGATTGACTGCGTGATAGCGAACATATCATCAGTGAATTCACCAGGCTGGCAAAGATTGACGAGCATCACCTCCGCCTTGCTGTATTTGAATCCCGGGCGGAACACACGTCCGACAGCGTCGACAGCTGTCCTGGTGAGCAGGCGCACATCATCTGTTGGATATGGCAGCTCGATCAGTACACCATTTGCGTACTTGGCTTCCCCAGGATTGAACATCCCCGTACGAACACTGACGCGGATCTTCTTACACAGCGAATTCTGGGCACGCAGCTTTTCCGACGCGCGCATCGTGTAAGTCGCGACGGCCTCTTTGATCGGCCCCAATTCGGTGAGGCGTTTACCAAACATCCGACTGCAGCAGATCTCTTGCTTGGGCGGATCCGGTTCGTCGAGTTCGAGGCATGCGGTACCCGCTAACTCCCGGGCGGTTTTCTCGATCACCACGCTGAAGTTTTTCCGCAACGTCCACGGGTCAGCTTTGGCAAGATCCATCGCGGTTTTGATGCCCATACCGTCCAGATGCAGTTTCATGCGTCGCCCTACTCCCCAAACCTCGGCCACGTCCGTGTTGCGTAGCACCCAGTCGCGCTTGATCGGATCGCAAATGTTCACGACGCCCCCGGTTTGCGCCTGCAGGCGTTTGGCGGTGTGGTTGGCCAGCTTGGCCAGGGTCTTGGTGTGAGCGATGCCGACACCGACCGGGATGCCCGTGCAGCGCAGTACCTGGTTGCGAATCTTACGACCGAGGCCTTCGACGTCGTTGATGCCGGTGAGGTCGGCGAAGGCTTCGTCGATGCCGTAGACCTCGACGGCCGGCACCATGGATTCGATCAGAGTCATTACGCGCTCGCTCATGTCGCCGTACAGCGCGTAGTTCGAGGAAAAAGGGACGATGCCGTGTTGCTTGAGTTTGTGCTTGATCTGGAAGTACGGCTCGCCCATTTTCACGAACGGCTTGGCGTCGTAGCTGCGGGCGATGACGCAGCCGTCGTTGTTCGACAGCACGACGATAGGCACCTTGGCCAAGTCCGGGCGGAACACGCGTTCGCAGCTGGCGTAGAAGCTATTGCAGTCGATCAGTCCGAATATTGGTGGGGCTTTAGACATGGCTGCGCACGCTGCTGGTGACTACGCCCCAGATGGATAGCTCGTCGCCCTCGAGCACGTATCGCGGTGGATATTTGGGATTCTCGGACAGCAGGATGACTTCTTTGCCTCGAAGGCAGAGGCGTTTGCAGACCGGGTCATTGTTGAGCAGGGCTATGACGATGTGGCCGTGAGCTGGCTCAATTGAGCGATCGACAATGGCGAGGTCGCCCTCGTAGATCCCAGCGCCCTGCATGCTCTCGCCGGTAAGTGATACCAGGTAAACGTGCGGGGCGCGGATGTTCAGCACTTCATCTAGCGAGATCGGTGCCTCTATGTGATCCGCTGCCGGCGAAGGGAATCCGGCCGGGACGCGGAACAGGCACAGCGGCAGTTTTGTGCCGCCTTGGGCGATGGGACCTAAAATTGAGTAGCTCATGACGCACGACTTCCAATACTGTACGAATATACAGTTAACTTTTTGAAAGTCTCTTGGTCAATTTTTGTAGGAAATATCGGATGAGTGGCTGACAACGAAGTGCGTGTCGTCCGCTTCCCCCCAACCACATTTAGACTGACCGTACAGCCCAGCCGCAAAGCTCTTCGATAACGTCCGGCCTCTTCAAAAAAATCAGTCAGCACCCTGCCGGCTCTACCTGATCTTTCACCCGGAACCAGGTGCGGACAGCTCTCGGGCCGGCGTGAAAAAAATCGTGAAGGAACGGCGCGCAACTCAGGTTTGCCAGGCTTCAAAAATTAAGGCGGACTCACAAGCAGAGTGGTCGCCAGTAGCGGCCACTTCTCCCTGCGTTCACGGCGCTATGAATCATCGAACTCGAAGCAGCCCCCAAATGACGATCTGCATGCAAAACACTTTTCGTGTACGAAACAGCTTAAATGTGTAAAGCCGAATAAATCAGCCAACTCAATCAGAACAAGGCTTTCCGTTCCGTTAGGAACAATTAGCCCCATTATTAAGCAACTAACGGCTGTGCGCAATTTCCACTTTTCGTGTAAGAAACAGCTATAGGAATGCGAATAAAATAAATCCTACCCAACACCTAACGCATATACATTTTTTCCTTATCCCAATCTCCCACATACACCTCCAGCCCTCCCTCAGAGAAGGCGTATACACACGCAACCCTAGGGCACTGCGGCCAAATTGGCCACAGCGGGCGTATTGCAAAAGTCGGCCAAAACGGCCAACTAAAAACTAGGATTTTTTTGTTTTTTATTTGTCGAAAGGCATTGACGACGGCCGCGCCAAACATCTAGTTTAAATAACGACCTACATCACCCACGAACACCGCGCCTGACTGCGCGGCATGTTTCTTTGCGAGTTGAAAAAATGAATGTGCTGATGCTTCTGATGGCCACTGTCGAGTTTCTTATCAAACTCACCGAGCTGTTGCAGCTGTGGGGTATTGGATGCCCCGGATTCGCACCCTGGTGATCAGAACAGCCCACCCAACGCTGCTGGCTCCCAATTCATGATCACCAGCTCGCCACTGACTTCGGCCTTCCCCTGTCGCTGGTTGGTCGTGGTGTAGCGAATGTCCAAGGTCTCGAAGTGGAAGCCATCGAACACGCGGCGGATATCCGGATGGTCGTTGATACTGACCATCACTTTGCCTTTGCAGCGGCGCAGAAAGTCGGCCATCCGTTCGTAGTTCTCGAACGGAAAGTCCACGCCGTAGCCGGCGGTCTGCCAGTAAGGCGGATCCATGTAGTGGAAAGTGTGAGCACGGTCGTAGCGTTCCGCACATTCAAGCCAAGGGAGATTTTCGACATAGGTGCCGGACAGGCGCTGCCAAGCGGCCGAGAGGTTTTCCTCGATCCGCAGCAGATTGATGGCCGGGGCAGTCGTCGTCACGAAAGTCTGATTCGATACCTTGCCGGCGAAGGCATGGTGCTGCAGGTAAAAGAATCGGGCGGCGCGCTGGATGTCGGTGAGAGTTTCAGGGCGGGTCATTTTCTGCCATTCGAACACCTGCCGCGAGCTGAGCGCCCATTTGAACTGGCGCACGAATTCTTCGAGGTGGTTCTGCACGACGCGGTAAAGCGTGACCAGGTCGCCGTTGATGTCGTTGAGGACTTCGACCGGCGATGGCTGGGGCTTCATGAAGTAGAGCGCGGCACCGCCGGCAAAGACTTCAACGTAGCATTCGTGTGGCGGAAAAAGCGGAATGAGGCGGTCGGCCAGGCGGCGTTTGCCGCCCATCCAAGGGATGATGGGTGTGGACATAAAAAGCAAGACCTTTACTGTATGGATAAACAGGTGCTAGGCTCGCCGTGCTTTGTGCACGGAGCAAGAGCTTTGGCTGGACTTGCAGGGACCATCTGCAGGGACGGCGGTCGATCCGGATGTTGACGCATCTGGACCGGCCGCTCTTTTTCACTTCGGTGTTGAGACTTCTTTGGCGTACGCCTGACAGGCCGCGAGGGCAATTAGCCCCCGGTCGCCGTCATCGGCGACGCCGATAATTCGTTGAGCATGCGCTGGGTCAAGTTCGGCTCTTGTGGGGTCATGAACCATGCCGCCGGTGGCGGTGGTGGCTGACAGCGTTCCGTTGCCGGCGCCGGTGGTGGCGTCGAGTAGGACTGACAGGCGCAGATCAGCAGTGGCAAGGCGGTCGCGCAGGCGACCTTGATCACGTTGGACATCGCTCAAGGCTCGATAATGGGTCTGTTCGCTGGTGGCCAGGCGCTGCTCGAGCGCGAGACGTTTGTCCTGTTCGGCACGCTGCTGTGCGGCCGAGGCCAGATTCAGTTGGTTGAGGGTTTCAGTGTGGAGTCGGGCCTGCTCTGCGAGCTGTTTGCCGTAGCGCCAATCCTGTACTTGCCAGGTAATGGACGCAGAACCACCGACCAAGACGACCAGCATCACTCCTTTCGCCAGCAACCGATACGGCGTCGGGATCAGTTCGCCGAGACGCATAGCACCGCCCTCGCCCGCCCCCACAACTCCAGCCGATCCTGCAGGCCATTCAGGCCGCCGTTGATCCTGCGGGTGATCGTGTTGAATTCGTTTTGATCGGCCAGCGCGTTCAGCCCATTCACTGACCAGAACCATGCGGCCGACTCGGCGGCCCACTGCGGCAGCTCCAGCAGTTCAGGCGTACGCAGCAATCGCTCGTCGCCGAACAGCGCCAAGCTGCAGCGTAGGTAGTTGTCGTGGCCAGTGACCTGGATCAGGCCGCGACCGCGATAGCGCTGGCCATCACCATCCGCTGCCGGCGTGTTGCCCAGTTTCGCAGCCAGGCTGCCGGTGTCGTATTTGCTCAGGTACTGGTCGCCGCCCAGTTCCCGGACGTACTGCAGCTGACCCGACTCGTGACCAACTTGCGCCAGAAACGCGGCTTGGCGTTTCGGCGTGTTGATCTGCCGATGGGCCATGGCTGCGTTGAGAGCGGAAACAAAAACGCCCGCTTGGCGGCGGGCGTTGGGCATGATGCTTTGCAGCTGTTGTTCAGTGATGGACATACAAACTCCAGACGTAAAAAAACCGCACTCAGGCGGCGACAGGTTGCGGCTACTGCTTCTCGATGTTCACCACCTTGAGTGGTGGTTTCGGTTCTTTCTTTTTCTTGCCCTTGGATTTACCGGCTTTGCCGGCGTTGCATTCGACCGTGGTCGACCAGCCGGACTGGGTGAAAACCTGCTCGACCGAATCCGCCAGGTATTCGCCATCAAGCCCGACCTTAAAAGCCTGAGCGATGATGGGACGCTCGGCGAAGATGTCCGTGCGGCCAGGCATTTCAAGCCGCACATCGGCGGTCGAGCGGTTGAACGCTGACAATCTGGCCTTGGCCGCAGCTTCAGCAGCGCCCTTGTCTGGGTAGATATGACGGTCGGTATGCACTGCCGGCAGCCCGTCCGGAGCGTCATCATTGTCGATGGTGACCACCGCAAGCTTGCCGTTCTTTTTGTCCTGATGCTTGGTGGCCACCGCCTTGTGCGAATTGCGATCGCCGAGACTGAATTGCCAGCGGCTAAGATCACTGCGGGTCAGCGTGATAGCGCCAAATGCTTTGCCGCTGGCCGTCTGGCCACCTTGGCGCGGCATCACCAACAGCTTACCGTCGGCCACCTTGGCCGTGCAGTCGTATTGCTTGGCCAGACGGGTGATGAAATTAAAATCAGACTCGTTGAGCTGGTCGACCCGGGCGACCTTGGTCGACACCGGACACACCGGCGTCCAGCCATTGCGCGCGGCCACGTCAGCCACGATCTTCGACAGCGGCACGTCTTCCCAGCTTCCGCTACGGATTGTCTTGCCGCTGCCACGCATGTCGCTGGCCTTTCCCTTGATCACGATGGTATCCGGCGGGCCTGACACCTCGACCGTGTCGACGGTGTAACTGCCCATACGCGTCAAGGTCGTTTCGGCATAGCCCAAGTAGATCTCGATTGAGCTGCCACGCCGTGGCAATTGCACTTGCCCATCACGGTCGTCGATACGCAACTCAAACTCGTCGGACTCCATGCCCGGCTTGTCAGAGGTACGCAG